ATTTACAATTGACGGTGCTAATGGAAGTGGGCCAAGATTAGGTTTATCAAGTACACCAACAGGTGGTTATGATTTTTTTGAAATTGGAGCATTTGCAAGTGCTAATAACTTCGCTACAAAGGCACGAAATTTCAGAATACTATCTACAATATCTTCTGTTGAAGATGCTCGACTTGTATTGTTTGCGGGTACTGGTAACTTGATACTTCAAAATGGCGGTACATTTACAGATATTGCTTCTGCAAGATTAGCAGTAAACAGCACAACTCAAGGATTCCTTCCTCCGCGAATGACAACAACGCAAAAGAACGCTATTGCTTCACCTGCGACAGGCTTAATGGTTTACGATACTACTTTAAATTTAATTTCTGTTTACAACGGAACAACTTGGATAACACTTTAATATAAATACAATGGCTAAAATTCAACCAATCACTTTCCCTTTGAATCAAGGAACAGCAACAGAAATGAGCGTTCTCATTCTGAACTTCGAAACAAGCGCAACAACTTGCACAACTTACTACGAATTAAAGACGGAAGAAGGCACAGTGCTTTCAAATGGTAACTACACTTTGACTGAAGAGGAATTTGCAAGTTGGGGAACGGACAACGAGTGGGTAACAGAGTGCGTGGCTAAATCAATAGGTGTAACAATTTTATCTTTATAATATGAACTTAACAGAGGAACACTTAAAGCAGTTAGATGCTTTCATCCAAGAGATGCCAACCAAATTTGGCTTACCACTAATCCAATTCTTTAACAAGATAAAAGAGGAAGCTGATAAAGAATGAGCATACTTGCTGAGCTGTTTGAACAGGGCGCACTATACGATGTGCTTTTAGATTTCGGTGAGACCGTTACGGATCGTGCACGCTCTAACATTCGCATACAACAAACGAGGTATGGAAAGAGGCGCAGAGCTAACACTACAGGAACGCTTGCAGCTTCGCTCTACTATGATTTAGATGTAACGAGCACTACTCCATCTATAGCTTTCAACTCATCAGCAGACTATGCTAAGTGGGTTGAATATGGAAGGCAAGGTAAGGAGAGTAACTACAAAGGCATAGATACACGCTTCGCAGCAGGAGCAGCCAAGCCTCCTGTGGATGCCATTCTTAACTGGATGAATCTAAAGAAGATTAAGTTACGCAGCATTGGAGAGACAGGGCGCAGAACTAAGTTCGCTAAATCAGCAATCAATAGAGACGAAGCACAGCGCTTAAGAGTGGCTAATGCCATGGCTAAGAGCATTGAGAAGAAAGGTATTGCACCACTGTACTATTGGAGAGATGCCTACTTAGAAACATTACCTGAATACGGAGCGCAGCTTAACGAGGCAATGGGGGAAGCTGTGAACATCTATATCTTAAATCAAACGAGAAAACTAACTAATATTAAACCTGCATAATGGCAATTACAATACATCAGCAGCCATACGTTTTTACAGCACTGAAGCAGAAGCTTATCGTGGTGGCTACATCTTCAAACATAGGACAGCCTGGCTTTCGCTATGTAGTAAGTGTGAGCAATGGCACTACTACCAATATCTTTTACGTGCAGCCTAACATCAATGGCGCTTTAGTATTTGACCTTAATCCTGTAGTGGCTCAGGCTATGGATTTGGGAGTAAATAGCACCGATGCTGTGCCTTCCTTATTTGCATCTACAACGGTGCAAGATGCAGCTACATCGCGCAATGTTTTAGGCATTAGCACAATCATTCAGGAAGGTTATGAGGTGCTTGGTGTGTTCACTGTGCAGGCTACTGAATATCCATTAGATGGCAGCGCTTTAATCAATGCAGCGTTTCAGATTAGCGATGGCTTTAATCCTGATCCTGCTACTTACTTTGCTCTTGTAAGTGGTGATAGTTATATCATGAGTGATCTAAAGCGTAATACTTATGCAATGGATGACTTGTTAAGTAAGTATAGCTTAGGTAATAAGAGTATAGGTATAACAGCTTTTGCTGATGACTATGGAGTGCTTACTGTTCCTTCCGATGATGGAAGTGGTTTAAACGGTAACGCAATAACAGAAGTAACAATACAACAGTTTGATGCATCAGGTGCTCCAGTACAAAGTAACTTTATTACTTGCACTATAGCGGCAGGCACTATTAACCATTTACCATTATTACCTGCTAACATTAATGATGCATTTGGTTTAGATGCAGATTGGAATCACTATCTATTGAACTTTAGAGATGCAGGTGGAAATCCATGTGCACGATCAATAGCAGTATTCAAGGCAGCAGACGAATGCAGATTCGATAAGATTAGATTAGGTTGGACCAATAGTAGAGGAGGATGGGATTACTTCAACTTTACTAAGCGCTCTGAGGAAAGTTACTCAGTGGAACGCAAGAGATATAGAAAGGTAGTAGGTAACTATGGCACAGCAGACGAATCTACAGCATTTGGCTTTAACACTTATGATAGAGGGTTAACCGAGCGCAGCCCATTTGTTGAGAAGATGATGCGTATACGCACTGACTATTTAACTGAAGGGCAGTTTGAATATCTTAAGAATCTTATTTACTCTGAATCAGTCTACATGATTGGAGCAGATGGAAGCGCTACACCAGTAGTAATAGATAGCAATAACTACACAGCTATTAAGACTCGCAGCTACGCAAAAACAGACTTAGAATTGACATTGAAATTTAGCAACGATTACACAGCATGAAGCCATCAGTAATTCTAACAGTTAAGGCAAGCAATGGAGCTGCTGTAGTAGTAGACCTATACGAGAATGAGAGCATAAGCTATTCATCTAACTTCAATAGCATCTCTGAGTTTACTACCAGAGGTGCATTCTCGCGTGAGTTTAGAATACCTGCAACGAAGGCTAACGTAGATTTCTTCGGGCAGCAGTATAATGTGAATCTGCTTAATGATTACACTACACAGATTAACGTACTACGCAAGATAGAGGCTACTCTTTCAGTAGACACTTTACCCATTGCTGAAGGGCACATACAATTCAAGCAGGCCATTACTCAACAAGGCAAGATGCATGAGTTCGTAATAGCATTCTTTGGTGAGACTGTAGACTTAGCGCGAAGCATTGGAGATAAGCTGCTTAAAGAATTAGACTATTCAGATTTAGACCATGAGAATACTTATGAGAATGTAAACTTAATTAATGATGGTAGTTTATTTGATAACGCTATTTGCTACACGCTAACGGATAAGGGGCAGAATTGGAGTGAAGATACAGCCATAGGCAGCAGAAGGATATTCAGCTCAGTTAATCCTATCTATACTGGAGAGCTAACTCTTGCTGTTCAGGCAAAGTGGTTAATGGATAAGATAATAAGTGAGGCAGGATTTACATGGAGCGGAGATACATTAGATACTGAGCTTACAGGCATGTACGTGCCTTACGTTACTAATCCTTTAACGATTGGAACTGTTACTGCAGATGAAGCTAAATTTAGCGCTCGCTATAATTCTAATCAGGCAGTAACTATAAATACTCAAGGTAATAGCGGGCTTTATTACAAGCAACTTATAAACTGGGTAGAAACATTAGATCCATCTAATAGTTTTGCCAGTAGCGTATACACATCTCAAGCTAATTACTATTGTGATTTTGGAGTAAGCTTAGAAATTAACGTAAACACTACAGGCTACTCAGCTTTTTCAGTTCACAATTACGATATAGTTTTAGGAATTACAAGAGGTGGTATAGAGTCTATAGTACCTATTCCATTTGCACAGAATGTAGGCCCTACAGAATTTGATTACGATCAAGGAGGTAACGTCTATATAGTTAGCCAAAACAATCCATTCACAGTTAATGCATCTACTAATTTACTTTTAGAGATAGGAGATGAAATTAGAGTTTATATCTACGCTCATGCAGGAAGCTCTCAAGCTGTAACAATAAATGCGGGAAGTACAATAGGTATTACTTATGCAAGCGGTGAGGTTTATGGGCAAACAGTTAGTTTCTCTCGCAATGCTCCTGAGCAAAAACAAATAGATTACCTACGCGACATTCTTAAGATGTTTAATGCAGTGCTTGTGCCTAATCCTAACATGCCTAACGCAGTAGAGATTATTCCAATGGTGGAATATTTGGGCAGTGGTGCTGATTACGATTGGACCGGTAAGCTTGACCTATCTAAAGACATCGTGCTTACTCCTGCTTCTGACATCAGAAAGCGCCTACTTAAATGGAGCTACAAAGATCAGGGAGATTTCTTCAATGCTAAATATAAGACAGGAGCGCAGCGTATCTATGGAGAGTTGAGGCTTACTGATCCAGGTAACGATTTTAGCACAAGTGATTACACTGTTGAATTAACATTCGGAGCTTCACCTTGTGACCTTATACCTAACACGAATTACATCATCCCAAAGTACTTTAATAGTAAGGGTGAATTTATGGCACCTGGGCCGCGTATTCTTTATAAGAGGCCATTTGAAGAAAGTGCTGTAGTTATGGTTTACGATGAGGTAGCAGAAGAGGCGAGCTTTACAATCATCCCACTACTCAGCCATTACAAATCTATTCCAACTGAGATAGGCACTGATGATCTAAACTTCGGGCAGGAAATCCCTCCGCATCCAATTGAGGCTATGCCATTGCATACACTCTTTGATAGATATTGGAGGCAGTATATTTCTGAGCTTTACGATGATGAGCAGAAGATAATGGAGGCTTATTTTAAGCTGTCAGTAACTGATGTATTCGGGTTAAAGTTTAATGATAAAATTTGGGTTAAAGATTCTTGGTGGAGAGTAATAGAATTAACTGATTACATTGTAGCAGATGAGCAAGTAACAAAGTGCAAGCTTATACGTTTACTTGACATTGGAGCGCTATGTGAGTTTACACCATCTACTATTAACGTAAGCACAGGAGCAGTAGAGTTTTTAGATTACGATGGAGATACAAGCTATGGCTCACAAGAGTGCTGCGAATATTACGGCTACACATGGAGCAGCGTTAAAGGCAGATGTTACGCATCTACTGCTACCAATGGAACAGGCGGAGTAATTAGCTCACCTAACGCTGTTGGCGGTAGCAATATCACTAACACAAGTGGTAACCAAAAGAGCGCTACCGGTATGGGCAATGTAGTTCGTGCAGAGATTGAGAATAATAACGAACGCATCTTTGTTAGTGGCTTAGGGCATGGCATTAGTCCTAACAATAACTACAGCCAAGCTATGGGCTATCGTAACTTCATCAGGCCTAACTTAGAAGGTACTACTGTGATGGGCCGATGGGCAGCGGCAGATGTAAGAGGTGTTCACTTTGGTGGGGGTACTTGGTATGATGGTACTTCAAACTTTGGAACAACGATACCAGGGCGCTCACAACATGGCTTTATTCAACTGATGGGAGTAGGTAACATGGTAAGCAATCCAACTAATGTGAATCTATTTATAGACGGTATTAATAATGGGCGCATAACTATGCCTACAGAGACTGTATGGGCTGTTAAGGTTTACATTTCAGTGCTTGAATATAACTATGGCACTACTGACTTTACAGGGAAGGTGGCAGCTGTTGAATATAGCTGCATGGTATGGCGCGACAAGGTAACACACTACTCAGCTACTCCTCACAAGATACATGAGTTCACAAGTGGCTTTTCATCTAACTCATTTGTGCTACATTTACCTATTGTTAGCAATAGAATAGCGCCTTATTTAGAGTGCAAACACACTGGTAAAACAGCTGTAATCAGCGCAACGATTCAATACACTCAATCTAAATTCCAACGTGAACCTATAATATGACAAATCCTTACGAAGACATTATCTATAGTATGACTTTACTACGCTCAGGAGTTCCTGGCAAGAGTCAAGAATTTAAGCAAGCAAGTGGCATCCATCATGCGAGGCTAAAGGTGTGGCAAATAAGAGCTATTAATTACACTATCTTAATAACAGGGGTAAGCTTAATCGGATTAACAATTTATAGCGCACTATAATGGCTACACAAGACATGATATTAAAGCTCACATTTGATGATGAGGGCACATTTACAGGTTTAGCAGATATCAATGAAGAGCTGCAGGCGGTCAATACGTCAACAACTCAAGTAGAGAAATCTACCAAGACTTTAAAGCAGCAATATGCTGAGCTGAAAAAACAACAAGACCAATTCGATCCAGGCACTAAGAAATTCCAAGAGCTATCCGTTCAGATGGGTGAGCTTAAGGATAGGATGAATGATGCAGCCGATGCAGTAAAAGGTAATACAGGGCCTGCTATTGAGGGAGCACGTGCATCATTTGGGCTGATGGGTGAGCAGATTGCTAACTTAGACTTTGAAGGCCTAAGCCAATCTCTCAACTTAGTTAGCGGCAACTTGGCAAGATTAAAGCCTGAAGATATTAGCAAGGGTTTAAAGTCAATGGCTGATGCTGGAGTCAACGCATTCAAGGCTATTGGAAAAGCCATTTTAGCCAACCCGCTTTTAGCCATATCGGCAGTGATTGTAGGTATTGCGATGAACTTTGAAAGGATAATTAAATTCTTTCCCGAATTTGAAAACGCATTAACCGGTATAGATGAGAAGCAGCGAGCAGTGGCAAAGAATGCACAAGCTCAGTTTGATGCATCTAAGAAGGCTTACGATTATTCATTATTGCAAGAGAATGCAATGAGGCTACAGGGTAAGAGTGAGAAGGAAATTCTGCAGTTTAAGATGGCAGGATTAGAATCAAAAATAAAAGAAGGTAAGATTAGCTTACAAATTCAAGAGCAACAGGCACAAGGGCAGATAGATGCAAGTAAAAGAAATGCAGAGTTATTAACGCAAATAGTTAGAGGTGCTTTGGAGTTAAGCGCAGTAGGTTTAAGAATGCTATCTGCTCCTATTGATTTAGTCTTAGCAACTGCAAATAAAGTTAGTGAGGCTTTAGGTTTTGGAAAGATAACAGCTGTTAATCTTAATGATGAAATCACTAAGTTAACTGAGGCAGGTAGTAAGATGGTATCTGAATTATTAATTGATCCTGTAGCACAAGAGAAAGAACTTAAAGAATCTTTAGACAAGCAGCGCTATGAAATTGCTCAGATGGAGAGTGATTACAAAGGCTTTCAATTAAATATAAAAAAGATAGATGAAGATGCTTCTAAAGATAAAAAAGATAAGTTAGAAAAAGACCAGGCTGAATTTGAGAAATCACAAGAGGAGATAGATGCTATTTTTAGAAAGTGGGAAGAAGAGAGATTGGCCATGGAGGCTGAACTTGCAGCATATCAAAAGACTGCACGTGAAGATAGATTAAATGATGAAGAAAGAATTGCAGAAGAGATTTATCAGGCATCATTAAGTGCTCAACAAAAAGAAATAGAAGCAGTAAGAAATAAATATTTTGAGTTAATCACACTTGCTGAATTTTATGGAGAAGATTCTACATCACTTAAAGAAGCGCAGGCTAAAGCCGAGGCTGAAATAGTTAAGAAATATGCTGATGAAGAAATTAAAATAGAAGACGAAAAAAACAAGAAAAAGCAAGAGATGCGAATGGCTAACATTCAATCTAACTTTGAAATGGCTTCACTTGCATTAGATACATTAAGCTCATTAAACGAGGCAGCAGCTAAAGGAGATGAAGCAAGCCAGCGCAAGACTTTTGAACGTAACAAGATGATTCAGAAAGCGCAGGCTACTATAGCCATGGCTTCAGGTATTGTACAACAGTTAGCCGTTCCACAAGATCAGTTAACAGGGATGAACTTCATTAAGGCAGCAGCATTAGCAGCAGCGGGGGTAGCCAACATAGTTAAGATTAATCAAACTCAATTTAATGGCAGTGTTCCTTCGCCTAATGGGGGTAATCTGAATGCTCCATCAGGAATGGGCAATGCTCCGGCCATTGACTTTAGCGGAGCTAATATGATGAACAACGCACCTGGTACTACAGAGACTTATGTGCTTGCAGGCAACGTAGCCAATGCATTAGAAGCACGTCAAAAGATAATAGACCAATCTTACCTATAATAAATATGGCAAACTTTCCACTACTTAAAAAGTGCATAGAGAGAGGAGTTCGAAATGCACTATCTGAAATTGATAAGACTGAGCTTGAGGATACCGAGCTCATAATTGATGAAGTAATTGAAGCTATACTATTTGAAATAAATGAAACCTATGAATGATAAATTAAAGTTAATAGAATACGGCTTAGGCGAAGATGATTCTAACATGGGCGTGTACGCAGTATCTCTGGTCTCGGAGCCTGCTTTAATGGTAGACTTTGTGGCGCTTTCAAAAGCTAACTTATTACTTGCAAGAGTAGAAGATGGAGAGAAGCGAATGCTTTACGGTCCTGCTCTTATTCCTAATCAGCCTATAGTTAGATATGATGGTAATGGAGAGAAATATTTTATCACTTACTCTAAAGAGACCATTGAGCAAACTGCTCAGGAATTCTTAAAGAGAAACATGCACCACAATCACACTATCCAGCATGAGATGCCTGTGAATAATCTTACAGTAGTAGAATCATGGATTAAAGCAGGTGCAGATAAGGGAGATAACTATGGCTTCGAACTTCCTGATGGTACCTGGATGATTGGTGTAAAGGTAGATGATGATGCTACATGGGCAGCTGTAAAGAATGGCGAGGTTAAAGGCTTCTCTATTGAAGGATGGTTTACACCACTAACTGAGAAGAACGTAGAAGAGAAAGACTTAGAGAAGCTATTGGCTGAATTGGCTGAGGCACTTGAAATGAATTCTTAATTTTTTCCACTAATAAATAATACACCATGAACATGATTCAAGAAATTTTAGAAAAGTTCGCTCCAGCGCTTTCAAAGCATGGGGTGAAATTGTCAGTAGAAGAGACTTCTGCCGCTGAGCCTGCAAAGGTTGAGATGATGGCAGAGGGTGCTTTAGCTGATGGCACTATGATCTATTCACCTGCTGCCGAATGGGGTGAGGGAGTAGAGATATTCGTAATGGATGCAGATGGCAATCCTTCACCTTTAGCAGATGGCGAATACACTTTAGACAACGGTAAGAAAATCGTTGTAGCAAGTGGAGTAATCGCATCTATTGAAGAGGTAGAAGAAGAGAAGCCTGAGGTAGAGATTACGGTTGAACAAGAGGTTGCTGAGACTTACTCTAAAGAGCAGGTTGAAGGCTTACTTAACAACATCATTGCTGAATTCGAGGCTAAGCTTAGCGCTGCTGAAAAGAAAATTGTTGAGCTTTCACAAGCTCCTGCAGCTACAACTGTTAAGCAAGCTCGTCAAACAGCACCAGCTCAAAATGTAGACATGTCTCGTATGACATCTCAACAAAGAGCATTCACAATTTTAAGCAAATTCAAATAAACACAAACATAAAAACAAACAAAAAAAATGGCATCTAATTTATCCATTTCTTCAAGCTATGCTGGCGAGTTAGCTCTGCCATACATTAGCGCGGCAGTTTTATCGGGAGATACTATTGCTAACAACTACGTAACTGTTAAAGAGAATGTAAAGCACAAGATGGTGCTTAAGACGTTAGCTTCTACAGGAATCGTTAAAGCATGGGGTTGTGACTTCGACAACGCTGACTCTACATTAACTTTGGCAGAGCGCGTTCTTACAGTTACTGACCTTAAAGTAAATTTGGAAGTTTGTAAAAATCAGTTTGCAAAAGATTGGGAAGCGGCTCAAACAGGTCGTGGATTTGCTAACGATACTCTTCCGGCTAACTTCGCTGATTTCGTTATTGCACACCTTTCAGGTAAAGTAGCTGAGAACATTGAGTACACTTTGTGGCAAGGTAACTTTGAGAGTTCATCTTTCACTGCTTTCAACGGAATTTTGAAAGTGTTGGATACTGCTAAGAGTGGTACTCCTGATGTTGACTTCGCTAACGCATTCACTGCTGCTAACATCGTGTCATCTTTGACTACTTTGGCTAACGCATTGCCAGCTACATTGGTTGGAGATGCTTCTGTAAAGCTTTACATTAACCGTAAGACTGCTCAGTTCTACCGCCAAGCGTTAAGCGCTTTGGGTTACTTACAACAGTTCAACGCTGCTTCTAACTACCCATTGATGTTTGATGGTTACGAAATCTATGTTTGCCCAGGTATTCCTGACAACGTAGCTTTATTCGCTAAGGCTGATAACCTATTCTTCGGAACTGACTTAGTATCTGACTTCAACGAAGTTAAGGTTGTTGATATGAGCGTAACTGATGGATCAGACAACGTGAGAATGGTTATGAAGTTCCGCGCTGGAACACAAGTAGCTATCCCTGCTGAGGCTATCTTAGGATTCATGAATCCTTAATTAATACTCCTTTGTTAAAAGAGTGGGTAAGCTAAGAGCTGCCCATTCTTTGCAAAGAATATTTCATAATAATAAAAAAAATTTTACACACCGATGAGCTGTCTAACTACCGCTGGATTCCAGATTCAGTGCAAAGAATCGATTGGGGGGATTAAAGCAATCTACCTTGGTTCTTATGCTACCTTCGCTAACACTGCTACCATTGACGGAACAAGTAACTTAGTTACTGCTCTTGCAACAGGTAGTGTTTACGAATTCGAATTACCTAAGCACACAGGATCATTCACAGAAGAGGGTACAATCTCTATTGAAAATGGCACAGTGTTCTATACTCAAACTGTTGTAGCTTCATTCCATGGGATGAGCGCTGCACGTTCACTACAACTTCAAAGAATTGCTAAAGGCCGTAACGTATTATTCGTTCAGGACAATAATAATAACATTTGGATGTGTGGATACAAAGATGGGGTTGAGGTTACTGCATTCACTACTACTACCGGTACTACCAAGGGTGACCTTGTAGGATATACAATTACCTTCACAGGAGAAGAGAAAGATAAAGCTTATTTGCTTGACCAAGATCCTGGAGACTCTCCATTTGCAGATTTCTCTACTGTTACTGTAGTAGCAGGTACATTGTAAACTAAATTGTGCTATCTTTAAAGCATGATTTATTTACTTAAAAATACAGCAGCACAGCTCCTCTACTTGACACTCAAGCAAGGGGAGCTTTTGCTGTCTAATACATACACTCATTATCTGCTTGAGCTAACTAACGAGCAGACACTTCAGAAGCTTTACGCTATCCCTACCAAGATAGCAGAGAATGATAGGTACACTACCATTCGTATTGGCACTAACGCTAATACACCAACAGCTGCAAGCCTATTAATTAACTATCCTGCAAGGTTTAGTTATATTGTTTATGGGCAAAATAGCAGCACCAACTTAGATCCTACAAACGCGGCAGTACAAGGGGTAATAGAGAAAGGATATTTGATAGTAGAAGATGTAACTACTCCTCGCTATACTGAGCCGAATTTAACAATAGATAACGATATTACTTACAATGGATAATATAGCACAGCCATCAGTACCAATGTTAGTGAATCTTGGAGCAGCAATGCCACAAGAAGCTACCGAGAAAGAAACACCTAAAGGATGGGTAACACTTGGCGAGGCTAATTTGTTTAGCAATTATCTCATTGATTTGTACTATGCTTCACCTGTGCACTCTGCTCTAACCATGAGCATATCTTTCATGATAGCAGGGAAGGAAATTAAGAGTAATAATCCTGCTGCTCAGCGTGAGATAGATAGATTAAAGCTTAACACTATCCGCAGGCCAATAGCATTGGATGCAAAGATGCAGGGTGGTTATTACTTAGAGGTGATTTGGTCAGTAGATAGAAGCACCATTGCTAAGATTAATCATCTGCCTTATGAGAATTGCAGATTAGCTGTGGCTAACGATGAGGATATTATACCGGGTATTTATTACTCAAAGGATTGGTCAGATACTCGCAAGAAAAAAAACATTCCTGTGTTTATTCCGATGTACAATCCAACAACTAAAGCAGATGAGCCTTCTCAAGTGTTGTTCGTTGGAGTAATGACACCAGGCAGTGCATACTATCCGAAGCCTGATTATTACAGTGCTATTAACTACATTGAAATCACAAGAGATATTAGTGAGTTTTACCGAGCATTCTTAACGAATGGAATGGCACCGAGCTACTTCCTTCACATGAACAATGGCATTCCTGATCCTGAAGAGCAGATGGCTATCCGCAGAAATTGGGAGACAATGATGGGTGCTAAGAAAGCAGGTAAGGTAGTATTCACTTTCAACGAATCAGCTGATAGAGCACCACGTTTAGACTTAGTGCCTATGACTGATGCAGATAAGCAATGGCAAGAGCTTAGCGTGCAGTCAAGAGAGAACATCTTAGCAGCTCACCGCGTTACATCTCCTCTACTTTTCGGTATTCGTGATGCAGGTGGATTAGGAAGCAATGCAGATGAAATGAAGCAGGCTTACCGCATCTTCAATAGAAACATTATTGAGCCTTACCAACAAATTATAACAGATAGCCTTGAAGAGATATTTAAAGGTATGGGCATTGTTGCTGATTTATACATTGAGTCTAATGATATTTTCGGCGAAGAAATCACTACAACAACTGTTGCACAAAATGCAACAACTCAACTAAGCGCTGAAAAAAAAAAGATTAATTTAGAGATTCCTGAATCTTTTGAGCCCACTAACGAGATGGCCGCAGAGGCTGAGTTAGGTTTAAAGTGGCGAGATGAATATGGCAGAGGTGGTACTGAAGTAGGAGTAGCAAGAGCACGCGACATTAGTAATAAGCGTAACCTATCTTATGAGACCATTACACGCATGTACAGCTACTTTGAAAGACACGCTGTAGATAAGGAAGCTACAGGATGGAATCAGGGAGAGGAAGGATTTCCAAGCGCAGGCAGAGTAGCATGGCAGTTATGGGGAGGAGATGCAGGCAGAGACTGGGCTACTGCTATTTACAATAGATATAAGACTGAATTATCTGCCGATCCACAAGAAAAGCCAATCTTCACCGAAGAGGATGAGAATTGGTGGTGCGAATTTTTAGCAGATAAAGGCGAGATAGTAGATGAGGAAGAGTGGGAGCTTATAGAAGCTGAACCTGTTAATCTTGCTTCAGTTAGAAGCTATGCAGATCCTGATAAGCCATCTGAAATGGATAGTGGTTTGTATAAAATCAGATATAGCTATTCAAAGAATCTAAGTAAAAACAGCCGCAAGTTCTGCCGTCAAA